GCAGCGGGCCGAAGGTAAGAATCCCTCGGGTGGACTCAATGCCAAAGGCCGTGCCTCCTACAATCGTGCGAACCCCGGCAAGCCCGGCTTGAAGGCTCCCCAACCAGAGGGTGGCCCGCGCCGCGATTCCTTTTGCGCCCGCATGAAGGGCATGAAGAAGAAGCTGACCAGCGCCAAGACGGCCAACGATCCCAACTCCCGCATCAACAAAAGCCTGCGGGCCTGGAACTGTTAAGGAGGCTTTATGTCGGACGCAGCTAAGCAAGCTCAAATGAGCGAACAAATGGCAGCCAATGCGTCTAAGGGTGCCCTTATTGAAAAGGTGGTCTTCGCCGCCGTCCCGATCTTGTTTAGCTGTGTGGTGTACCTGATGACTTCGTTGTCGTCTGCCAATCAGGAAATCACCATTCTAAAATCTCGTGTAGCAGTGGTGGTAACGCAGGATAACCGTGCCATCCCACCGCAAGGCACCACCATTGATATGGCTCAGATCCGTGAGCAGTTGTCGTCCCGGATTGATCATGTTGAGCGTGACGCGGCTATTGCTCGCGGCAACATGACGCTGGACCGCGAGAAGTCCATGGCAGGCATCGAACGCAGCAGGCTGGAAATGGCAGCCGATGCCGCTGCTGCCCGCGCAGCAATCCGTGCCGACCTTACTCGTGCGGTCAACGAACTTGAACGGCGCGTTGCGCTATTGGAGAACCGTAGTGGACCAGCTACTCAATCTCGTTAGAACTGTCGCTCCGTCCATTGCGTCTGCCGTCGGTGGTCCGCTGGCTGGCATGGCTACCCGCGCCATCTCTGAAGCTCTGTTGGGAAAGCCCGATGGTACTGAGACGGAACTTATGGAAGCTGCGGCCAAAGCTACGCCCGAGCAACTGCTTGCCCTGAAGAATGCTGAACAGGACTTTGCTGTACGCATGCGCGAACTGGACATTGATCTGGAGCGGATCGCCAACGAAGACCGTAACTCGGCGCGCAACCGGGAAATCAAAACCAAAGACTGGACCCCTCGCATTCTGGCTTGGTCAGTTACGACTGGTTATTTTGGTGTTCTGTTCTACATGCTAACCCATGGTCTTCCAACCACGGGTGGGTCTGAGGCCATGCTTGTAATGCTAGGCACCCTTGGCACCGCCTGGGGCGGTATTATGGCCTATTACTTTGGCAGCAGCGCGGGTTCCAAAGAAAAGACTGAAGCTATGAATAGGATGGCCAGCAAGTGAAAGAGAACTTCGGCAAGTCGCTGGCTTTGATTCTGAAGCACGAAGGATTGTGGTCGGACGACCCACGTGATCCGGGCGGCGCGACTATGAAGGGCGTGACGTTGGCCAGCTTCTCAGAATTCAAGGGCCGGGCCATGGCCAAGGAAGAACTCCGCGCTATTTCGGATGCCGACCTTCACGCCATTTACAAGACCAAGTATTGGGATGCTGTACGCTGCGATGAACTGAAACCGGGCGTCGACCTGCTGGCTTTTGATATGGCAGTCAACAAGGGCGTGGGCCGGGCAGCCAAGCTAATGCAGCGGGCGGCAGGCGTTGCAGAAGACGGGGCGCTTGGGCCTAAGAGCATGGCTGCCATTAATGCCATAGACCCCCGCGACTTCATTGCCAAGGTATCCGAAGCGCGCCGCGACTTCTACAAAAGCTTGAAGACCTTTCCCGTGTTTGGCAAGGGCTGGCTGCGCCGCGTAGACGAAACTGAAAAGGAAGCTTTGCATGCCACTTAAGAAGGGTTCTTCCCAAAAGACAGTCAGCGCAAACATCCGCACTCTGGTCGAAGACTACACCAAGAGCGGGCGCATTGGCACTTCGAAGCCAGCCAACAAGAAGGCTGCCGTGAAGCAGGCCGTTGCCATCTCCCTCCGCCAAGCTGGCAAGCCCAAGCCCAAGAAGTTCCAAGCTGGCGGCTTGGCTACCATGACCCCCGGCTACGAAGAAAGCATGTATGCTGGGTCGGTCGTGGGCATGACAGAAAAAGAGAAAGCTGAAGCTGCCGCCAAAGCCAAAGCCCAGAGTGGGACGCCTGCTGAAAAGAAGGAAGAGGAAGAGCAGACCCGCGCCCGTCGTCGGTTGCCGCTTCCAAGCCAGTCGGGTCAGGTTGAAGATCAGTTTCCAAAGTTTAAGCAAACTCGTATGCAGATGCGCTTCATGCCTCAACAGTATGACGTAGCCAAAGGACCGCCGCCTCCCGGTCAACGAACTGCTATGCGCCGTGGTGGCAAAGTAACCCTTAACAAAAATTCTAGGAGAAAGTAAATGATGCGTAAGTACAAGTATCAAGAAGGCGGCGAAGTCCGGTCAGCTATCGGCAATGAACCCGTGGGTGAACGCCTTCGTCGCGCATTCCGGCAGGGTCCGTCGCAGCGCCCAGCCCGCGAACCTTCCGGCACTCCGGCTGGTCAGCGTCCGACAGAAGACCGTGCGCGCATGGCCGCCGAAGCCGCCGCCGAATTTGATCGCGAAGAAGCTGACCTTGCTGCTCGTGCAGCGGCCCGTCGCCAAGAACGTGCTAACCGCCCGAGCCGCATCACCAATGATCCGGTAGGCTCGCGTCTTGCTGGTCGTGCATCACCGCCGCCTGCTGCTCCTGCGCGTGAACCTCGAATGAACCTTGATCCAGGGGATGTGATGGAATACCGCACGGATCGAACTGGCCCTCCGGGTGCTGCGCGCATGCGTGAAGTGGATATGCAAGGTGGCGATGTGCCGGGTAATCGTTCGATGTCCCCGCCCGGTCGTCCCCGTCCCCGCCCGGCGCCGCGTCCGGTTCGTGAAGCTGGGACTGGGGAAGGTGGTACGCCGCAGTCCGAATCGACGCAACGTCTCCAGCCTGAAGAGCGGTCCTTCCTTGAGCGGTTGTTCCGGCGCACTAACGAAACTGGCATGGACCCAGCGACCATGGAGATGCGCCGCAACTACCTTGGCTCTGGCGCTGCCGACACTAACGTCAGCTACAACAAGAAGGGCGGCTTGCTGAAGGCGAAGGCCCCGGTGAAGAAGCAAGCCTACAAGAAGGGTGGCATGGTGAAGCCGAAGGGTCATGGCATGAAAGAAGAAGCCATGGAAATGAAGGGCGGTCGCTATCGCGGCGGCATGAAAGAAGAAATGGCTGAGATGGGACCTATGCGTAAGAAGGGTCCGATGCCCATGATGAAGAAGGGTGGCGCTGTCAAGGCTCCGGCCAAGAAGATGAAGACTGGTGGTAAGGTGCCCGCGCCCAAGAAGATGATGAAGGGCGGCATGACTTCCAAGCCCAAGAAAATGATGGGTGGCGGTCGTGCAATGTATGCCAAGGGTGGCATGACGCGAGGCTGCAAGTAATGGCGCAGAAGCCTAGGCGGGGCGAAAGCTTACCCCGCCCGCCCACTCCCCCGGAAGGCGGCCCTGACGACGAAGACTATGTGTACATGTCGCCGGGGGAACAGCAGGCGGTCCAGCCATACTACGGTCTACCACTGATGACGCCAGAGATGCGGCGCTATCGGGTAGGTGGCCGTCAGATGATGGACCCACGCAACTTCGAATACGCTCGACAGATACGTGAGAAAGCAGCCCAAGGCACACGTCTCAAAAAAGGCGGTGAGGTGAAGGGCGGTAAGAACTGGATTCAGGGCGCTATCAAGAAGCCGGGCGCTTTGCGGGCGCAGATGGGTGTTAAGGCGGGCCAGAAGATTCCAGCCAAGAAGCTGGCGGCTGCTGCCAAAGCACCCGGCAAGCTGGGTCAACGCGCCCGCTTCGCCCAAACCCTCAGCAAAATGAAAAGGAAGTAACATGGCCTCCCCCAAACCTATCCGTGATGCCAGTGGCAAAATTACAGACTACGAATTTCCTGATTCAACATCTCCTTACTATACTCAGGTTTTGAAACCGCCCCCACCAGGTGTAACGAGCGGCCCGAGACCAGCGCTTCGAGACGCGCCGCCGCAGCCTGCTCCCCCGTCGCAACCGATGGGGCCGCCTGAAGTCGATGCCAATTACCTTCGGTCGATGTTGACTATGGGTAAAGCGTCGGGACCGTCAGCCCAGCCTATGTCGCGGGCCGCGCAGATGCAACAGATACGTGACCGGAACGCGCGTATCCAGCAAGAATCTCGGGCGCGCAACCAACAGATTCGTGACCAGAACATTCGCATTCAACAGGAGTCGCGGTTGCGTAACCAACAGGTGCGCCAGCCTATGCAGCCGTCCATTCCAAGGCCGGGTCAGGTGGGCAGCGCGACAGGTGCTACGCCAAACATTGGCGGCTTCCCTACGCCGGGCGCGACGGGACTTACGCCAGCCTACAGTGGCGGACCCCAGAAGCCTATGGCAGCGGGCGCGATGCTTCGGAAGGGCGGTCCCGTAAAAGCAAAGGCGCCTGTCAAGAAGGCGATGGGCGGTAAGGTTGCGGCGAAGCCAGTAGCCAAGAAGGCTGGCGGGAAGGTTGCGGCGAAGCCGATGGCGAAGCCTGTTATGAAGAAGGCTGGTGGTCGTGTGGCCATGAAGCCGAAGATGAAAAGGAAATGAGTGTCATGATGCGTTCTAATATGTCGAAGCAGGTTACGCAAGGGCCGATGAAGAAGAAGGCCGTGAAGATGCAGAAGGGTGGGATGGTGCCGTGCAAGGGCTGTCCGAATCCGGCTGCATGCAAGAAGGCAGGCGGCTGTCTGATGAAGCGTGGCTAAGACCCCATCCCGCGTCAACGAAGCGGGCGTCTACACCAAGCCGGGCATGCGTAAGTCCCTCTTTGAAAACATCAAAGCAGGTGGCAAGGGCGGACGTCCGGGGCAGTGGAGCGCCCGCAAAGCGCAGATGTTGGCGCAACAATACAAGGCGAAGGGCGGCGGCTACAAGTCATGAAGGCCCCGCAGAAATCGCTTGTTGATTGGACGAAACAAAAATGGCGAACCAAGTCTGGCAAGCCATCAACCCAAGGACCGGGAGCTACAGGTGAACGCTATCTACCAGAAGCTGCAATCAAAGCTATGCCAGCTAGTACGTACGCTGCGTCGTCTGCTGCCAAAAGGAAGGCGACGAAAGCGGGTAAGCAATTCTCAAAGCAACCCGCC